CCAGCACCATAACGGGAACTCCAACCGCAACACAAATAGCACCAAAGGCTATGTTGGATAATTTATATCAGGCGATCGTAACAGGTGGGTTCGCAAGACTTACAACGGTGAATAATACCTTTACAAATACCAACACGTTCAACCAACCTCTTACAGTAGGATATACAATAATTCCAACTTTTACAGATAAGCAAATAGGTTTTCAATTTTCAAGTAAGCCCCCTACAAATTTTAATGGTAATGTGGCAAATACTATTTATGCTCTTCACGCTTTCTCTATTCCAAGTGCTGGTTCGTGGAAAGTAGATGCCTATGTTACAATAAATCAGGCTCTTAATGGTCGTTTTGATTTATCAATAGGTTCAAATGTTTCGCCTTTGGCTCACGATTTTGAAAAAGTAAGTGCTTATGCTTTTCAAAATAATACACAACTCCCATTTTTTATGGCGCATTCTGTAATGGGTTTGTACGCATCAGGAACAGTTATAGCGGTTAAAATATCATCAACTCAAAACCAAGTTGGAGTTCCATTAAGCACTTATTCAAGCATTTATGTATTAACAAGAGTGGGATAAATATCTCTGCCTATGGTAATTATGAGTCTTACAGAGGGGTTCTTAATATTTTTGGTCACGAGTGTTATAACGTGCTGTTTAACCACAACTAGGATGCTGTACAAAAGTAAGTGTCGTTCTATAGATTGTTGTGGTGTCAAAATCATACGCGACATAAGGGCTGAGCAACAACTAGACGAACAAGGTCCGAGAACGCAAAGTGTGGCGAATATGCAACCCAATCAGGATTTTGTTTAGGGGGGCGCGAAGCGCCCCTAATATAACTGGAACTATGATACAAAAGATATTAACCAGAAAAGTTGGTTAATATATACGCAAAATTGCTGTTTAATTGCTGTTTAATTTAAAATAAAGCCATTAAAATATTTTAATATCCGTTTAAGCCATTAATTAAAGTAATTAAATGCTATTTTGGAATACTTATGGATAAATTAAACATAGTTTGCTGTTTAATTTATTCTTTGGCATAGTTCCAGTTATATGGGGGGCTTCGCCCCCCGACTATGCGTTCCCCTTTATATAGAAATTCTGTTGCGACTCAATTGAGTTGCCCATGGCTTTCGCACTTTCCTCCATCTTCTTATACAGCCCATCTTCGTATATGACATGATTGATATATGAACTCCTGATCAAATCTATTCCCAGACCAAACAAGGTTGTCAGTTTCTTTGAGAGAGAAGAAGACGAATATGGTTTGCCACCTTTGGTTTCCAACAAATATCCAGACTGGTTCTCCTTTACCACTTTGTTTATGTATGGCATTATTTCTTTCGGGACTATCACAGTCTGCATACCATACTTCGCGCTGGTTTTATAATTGTTCAGGAAGATCTTGTTCTTGATAATATAGTTATCCTTCTCCTTGTCAAAGTCTCGGGTCTTGACCGACGCATATTCCAGTCTGCGAGGCGGTAAATAAACTCCCGACATCAAGACGCTAATCACCACATCATTCAGGCAGTCCTTTGTCTTTTCCTTTTTGTATTTCGCAATAAGAGCATCGTTTTTCTCTTTAAGTTCTTCTGGCTCCAACATCTTTTCTTTCCTTTCGGGACTCATGACCTTCTTTTTATAGTCGTCATTTACTATTTTTATGTCTTTGCTCATCTGGTCTCCGTACTTTGGGTTGCCTGTTAAAACAAAAAGTCCCGACAACGCCGTCTTACGTGACTGTGCCATGGGGTTTTCAGAAATGTGTTTGAGAATGATATCTGTCTTGTCAAAACTTTTCATATCTTGAGGCAGTTCCGTTTTTTTAATTAAGCTAAATAGAATGGAAGTATAAGTCTTCAACGTTGAGTCGGTAAGTTTGCGTTTGTCCAAAAGGTGCTTTTTAATGTCGTCTCTGAATTCGCTCATGTTATATATTACCTAAATATATTAATTTAATTAGATTTAACTAAATTCTTTCTTAATTATTCATAATTTCCTGTCTTAATTCTTCCCTTGTTTTCTTTTTACCAGTCGCTCTTGTAAGGGAAATATCTTTTCCCTTTGCTATAAATTGTAGGTCGGATAACGACTGGTAATTACTTTTTTTCTCTTTTACGGTAGGCAATCGTCTTCCTGCTGGGGCTTCCTGTGGAATAATATTCATATCACGTTCGCTTCCGCTACTAAAGGTCACTTCTCGTTTTTCTTTCTTTTTCTTTGTTCCTGCAGTTCCTACATTACTTGCGATAGTATCTGCTCCTCTTGTCTGACCACCAAGCGTAGCTTTGTCACTTAATAGTCCCTCGTCGTCACTTACTTCAAATGGATTATAAATATCACGTCTTGCTCTTCTTAACACGGGCTTTTCAAGGATGACAGCTTTGGGTGGGTTGATAATGGCTCTGCTTTTTATAGAGGATTTATCTGTCGCAGTTGTAAAACCACCTCTGGTTGAAATACTCTCAGGGGGGGCGTCGGATTTGTCACCAATCAAAATGTCGGCGGACATGGGAGAAGTAAAGAATTCATCAGACGATACGCTAGCTGGATATATCCTGTCAAATCCAACGGAAGAAGCCGAATCTGATGACTCGCTTATATCGCTCTTGGGGACTTGAATGCGAACGGGGGATCTTACTGCAAGAGGAGGTGGCTCTTCCTTTTTGCCGAATAACTTCTTGGCTATTTTTTCCGAAGTAATACCTGTATCCTTTGATATTTCGGAAAAAAGGGAGGAGATGCTTTGGCTGTCGCTTTTCACGCTGGGCGGTTGTGAAATAAACTGACTGTTTGGTACAGATGCGGTTGCTTCTCTTCTTTTCCGTAGGAATTCTTCTGTATCGGAAAAAACCTGTTGCGGACTCCTTACGCTTGGTGCAGATACTATTAACGGCTGTTCGGGGCGTGGCGGGGGTTGCTGAATTATAATGGGTTCTTCTCTACGGCTAACGGGGGTTATCCTTGAAACGGGAACGGATGCTCGGACTGACACTTCTTCATCTCCGATTACCTTTGGCGTTTCTCCCTTAAATACGGGGACTTCCAAAGGGCTTCCTAAACCAGCTGGTATTGATGGCATCGGGATAAAACCCCCAGACGATTGTATCGGGGCTGGGTTGTAATACGGCTGGGGGACTGGAACCGATCCCGTCATGGTAATAAGGGGCTGGAAATTTACCTGCGAAGATGGTTGAGCCTGTCTTGGCTTGGACGCCCCTGCCCTCCTACGCTTCGCCTTCTCTTGATTTATATTTACGACTACACGTTGAGATTGCTTCTGTTTTTGTTTTTGCAAAACTGGCTTCTTGGGCTTTCTTGCTTTCGCTTTGGGAGGCATTATATATGTAGTCATAGAAAAAAATATAATTTTTTTAAATATTAAAAAGGGCTTAACAATTAAAATTAAAAACGTTTGTGACAAAGGTTACGCTACTTATATCCCCGTTGGGGTCAAAGTAGGCGTGAAAGATACGCTCGTCCCTTATTCCTCCTTCAAGGAAGTTGTGGAGTCTGAAATTTATATGGGGCTGGGTATCGTGACCACTTATATGAAAATTATTTATAACTTGAAGTGAGAATCCCACACAACCCAGTAGATTCACGAACCCTTGATTTCTGCGGTAGCAATTTTCAAGGCCTCTGTGAATTAATTCCATATCTCTGTCCGTAAATGGATTATACTTCTCTTCACGGTTGAAGGTAATGTTTATCCAACTACCGTCCTGTCTTGTTATCTGTCTTTTGAACGAAGGACCGTATTCAAACCTGTATGCCATCGTGTATTGCTTGTTGCTTTTGGTGCTTTAGTTGCTTAGAGATTATTGGTTTATAAATAATCAATTTTGCAAAATGTGCCTGTCAATTTTTCCTCTCGTTTATTCAATTTTTTGGAATAACCTGTTCCTCACTATTACAAAAGGGCGGGTGGGGTCACGATAGGCGACGTTCGCTAACATTTTGCAAAATTGATTTTTTATAAACCTACATTCTCTAGGCATCTAAGCAACAAAATCAACAAGTAAAATGTCAAACTCCAAAGTCGTCGTCGCCAATTACTACTGCCAATCTACCTTCAAAATCCCCAAGGGGTTGGACTTGGAGGACAAGACCAAGGTAAAGTCATGGGGGATCAAGTGGAACAAACTGTTTATCACTCTCGTTGATGATTCGGTGATAAAGGTTAAATGTGATGCAGACGCTGAGGATTACGATTTCAAGTGGCCAGATGAGGCCACGATAGAACCCGCTGAGGATTTCGGTATGGAATCCGATTGCGAGGAGGATATTGCGACGGTTACTGGGGCGGTGTGCAAGAAATGTAATACCGAGTTGCCCCCCCACACCGCATCAGTGCATCTTGACGCTACCAACAAGATCCACGAGTGTCCTCACGTGGATTGTTAGAATAGATTTTTAAACCCTTTAATAAAACCCCTTTTTTTTGTGGGTCACGACAGACGGTTAAAATTAGTGAGGAACAGGTTATTCCAAAAAATTGAATTAATAAGAGGAAAAATTGACATAGCATTCTGCAAAATTGATTATTTATAAACCAATAATCTCTAAGCAACTAAAGCACCAAAAGCAACAATCAATAAAATGGACATACGCTCATTCTTTGGAACAGCGCCTAACAGAGGAAATATGGCTGAAAAACACCTCATGGCTCTTGAGGATAAGCGTAAGATAGTCAAGATTCCAAAAGAGAACCATAATGAATTAGCCGACCTTATTATGGAAAAAATAACAGATACCCTTTTGACAAAGCCTTTTGACAAAACAAAACACAACCCATTACTGATTATGGTTCTACCCTTATCATCTGTGGCATCTATTGATGGTATCAAGTGCGATACCATGATTACGATATCGCTTCTGCCCGATTGTCAAAAGTGGCGTGGTAGAATTGAATTTACTTTGAGAATGACTTCGCTAATGGTACAGGGCAAGTTTGATAATGATCATGTCTATTTCCATGAAAGTTTTTATTCAGAACCTGAAACCATTCATGCGACACTTGAAACCATCCTTGATGAAACGATTGTAAATCTAAAATATATGCCGATAATGTGCAAGTTCGTAGATAAAAACCAGTTTGAAGTCCGTAGGTTAATTGACGCACGATTAAAGAAGAATGGGGTTGATATGTGTAGCGATACCTGTGCGGTTTGTTTTGAAATAACAAGAGCGAAAACGCGTTGTAAGCATACGATTTGTGTTCCATGTGCGGACAAGATAACAATACTGGCTCGTGAAGTTATGGACGAAGACGAGCCAGCAGAGCCGTGCTGTCCGCTGTGTCGTGAGGAAGGCGATTTTCACATCACATTTTAGTCCAAAAAATTGAATTAATAAGAGGAAAAATTGACAATAGCATTCTGCAAAATTGATTATTTAATATCTATCTTATTCTAAGCATTTAAGACACACACACAAGCAACAAAATGGCTCAAATTTGGAAAGGTCTTGCCTTGAAAGGTCTTGCCGAAGAGTTGATGGAAGACTCCCTAGCGGATTGCGATACTAGGATTAAAGGATACACCGACCAAATAGAAGGACACGAGAGGGTTCTAGAGATGGGGGAATTGGAGTGCGTTGCCTATGATGCTGACCTACTACTAGAGTATCAAGCCTTTAAGGAAAGTTGCAAGGCTGATATCGTTATTCTGACAACTCTACGAAAAGCAATCCAAATAGAAAAACAGATTTATATGTCCCGTAATACCAAAACCAAGGCGACTATGATACCACTATTTCTATCCAAGTTTGACGAATATCTCGCAGAGGCTTATGCGTTGATGGAAGAATCGGTACAAAACGGGGGTTCAGAAGAGAATGATTATCTTCACTTGTGCAAAGAGAGTGCAGAACATAGAAATTTTCTCAAGATCGTATGTGATGTGCTGTGCCTATAGATTTTTAAACCCTTAACCCAAAACCCCTTTTTTATTGGGACGGAGTTGCAACAATAAGAATACGAAAAATACGAAGACTTTCTTGAAACTATTTCCTACCCCCCAAATGCCAAGTGCCAAGTGCCGGTAGTTGGTAGATGATAAAAGCCCCCATGCGAAAAAGTGTTGAAAAGGTTTTCTAGATTTCGTAGTTTTATTGTTGCAACTCTTTCCCTTAAATTTAGGAATATTATCTTTTAATAAGAAAAAAGACTTAAAGATTAAATATGTTGTATAAGTATATAATTAATGTCAGAAGAGCAAATACTATCTGTCGGTGAGCGATTTTATATCAACCACAAGGCAAAAGTGGCCAAATTTCAGAAGGAACATCCAGAGAAGATGAGAGCCAAATGCAAGGCCTATAATGAACGGATTAAGGAAGAACGTCCCGAACGCTATCAGGAAGTCCTTGAACAGAAACGCAAATATTATAACGAGGTTACCAAGCCGAAGAATGAGGCGAAGAAAAAAGCATTAGAACAACAAAAAAAAACGCAAAATTGAAAAAGATCCCTCAAAATACCTTTAGGCATTTCTCCAAAAGGCATTTTGCAAAAAATTGAATTAACAATAATAGATTAAAACCACTTAAATAAATATCTTGTAATAGTATATAAAATGACAACTCAACCACTCCCGCTTACTCTCGCAAAACGCTTTTCTGTCTTGGACGGAATGGTAATGATTGAATTTGTGCCCGTTGAAAGGCTTAAGGCAGTCCTCAAAAGTGATTTATTGCTCTCTTCGTGGAGTGAAGATTACAACTGGGATTCTCACCCACAATTCCTTGAATCGTATCCAAATGAAAAAATAATGATTGATAAATATTTAAAAAATTACAATAAAAATCTTGGAGGTATAAGCGTGAAATACGTCAAACCAAAGCACAAATATGGACGTTCCTTTCCTGTCAAATCACTTGGATTGTCGTGTATTCGCAGAGTCGTTCGTAATTCCTTGATTGACGGCATATATTATGATTGCGATTTAAAAAATGCACAGCCCGAAATTATCAGAAATTTGTGTGAAAGCAATAACATTCCCTGCCCTATTATGAAACAGTATTGTTCTAACCGAGCAAGCCTCCTCCTTGACGTCCAACAGTATTACGGAGTGAGCAGAGATGTCGCAAAGGCCTTGTTTATTCGGATCTGCTTCTCTGGTTCGTTTGAGGGTTGGTGTTTGGAAAACAAAATTACCGATAAACAACCTTTGGTGTTCATTACGCTGTTTGAAAGGGAACTCAAAGATATTGCCACCATAGCAAAGAAGGAGAACCCCGCTCTTTACGAAACGGCAAGAAAGAAGAAGGAGGACAAGGGTGAATCAAAAGAAAATAAAGTGCTTGGTTCATTCTTCGCTTTATACAATCAGGAATACGAAAGCAGAATTGTTGAAGCGGTGTTGTGTCATTTAATTAATCAAACCGATTTAATGAAACTACCAGGAACAAATACTCCTACTGGTTCTTACGAGTATGACGGGCTGAAATTATTAAAAACAAATGTGGATATGTATGAAGGCGGATTGGAGGCTGTCTTGCAACTTTTGAACGAGAAAACGTTGGAATTGACTGGATTTCAGTTGGAATGGACTTCCAAACCATACGAAGAGACTTACGACTTGACCAAATGGATAGAACAGGTTCAAGAAGACGAGAAACCGAATGAAGAATTACTTGCTGACATGGGCTTGATTTCTTCCGCCCTTGATAACGCAGATTGCGGTGTTATTGAAACCTTGATGATGAACAAGAAAGACCATTATATATTCTCGGTTGATAAGGACGACGGCAGTAGAGGCGAGTGGTATGGGTGGAATGGTACTCGTTGGGAGAAAAGCGATGCTCCGCTGAAGAAGGCAATCATGTATAATGTGCCTGAATATTGGAGGGCTGTAATGGAAAAGTGGGACAAGGAATATCAGGATAAAGTGTTTGAACCAGGAGAAATCCCTGATGGTAATTATAAACTTTGGAAGGATACAAGAATAGCTATGGAGGCTCGTATATTCGCTCTCAAGACATCCAGCGGAATGACTGCCTGTGTTTCCGTTGCGAAAACCCTAATGGCGAATTATACGTTGGAGTTTGATGCAAAGGAAGATCTGTTTGGTTGCGAGAATGGTGTCTTGGATTTTGCAGAGGAATGTTTCCGTCCTTATCGCTTTGACGATTTCATCACCTATTCGTGTGGATACGATTTCACACCTTACCAAGTTGGCTTCAAGGTAATTGACAAGGAAAACAACTGCCGTCAAGTGGTGGAAGCAGATTTACCAGCGGATTTCTCTGCCTCCCTCACCCTGATAATGGACTGCTACGGCAAGATATTCCCCGACGAAGAACTCCGCAACTATTTCTTCAAGATTATTTCTACGGGTCTATCTGGCAGAGCGATTGAAAAGTTCTTTGTGTTCAACGGTGCAGGACGAAACGGTAAAGGTCTGACAAACGAGTTCCTTGAAAAGGTGTTGGGCAGTTATTTCGTGAGTGTATCTCCTACCATTTTCAGCGAAAATCAGAAGAACAAGTCGTCTGCCTCTGCCAATCCTGAAATCGCCAAGTTGGATAAGAAACGCTACATCGTCAGCAAAGAACCGCAGAAGGACGCACCTTTACACAACTCTATCATAAAGGATTTAACTGGCGGTGGTAACACTTCTGCACGTATGCTTTACAGTTCCAAGACACAAGTAAAGTTGTGTGGCACAAATGTAATGGAGTGTAATGAGAAACCTCCTTTTAGTGAAGCACCGAAAGACGCTGACGCTGAACGCATTAATGATATTTTGTTTGGAAGTTTATTCACGGGCGAAGAAGATAGATGGGACGTAACCACGGGTGAAACCAACCATATCTATCCTTTGAACGCTGGATTAAAGGAAACCTTGAAATCTTCTATTTCCATTAGAAATGCGATGTTGAATATTTTGTTACACAATCTACTCATGGTAAAAGCAGAAGGCTATAATGTGGATGCCTTCAAACCCGACAGCGTGAAACAGCGTTCTCTTGCTTACTTACAAAATTCCTATGACTTGCACAACATATTCAAGTCGCTCTTTGAGAAGCGTCAAGAGGAGAATGCGGGTAGATATGAGAACTGGAAGGGTAAATTAGAGGACGAAGATTGGACACTACCAAAGGTCGTAGGCCTGATCCGTAAATCCCCCGATTTCTATGAACTACCAAAGCCCAAGCAGAAGGAATACAAGGCTGATGTGGTAGAAGAATTCTTCAAGAAAAACAGTTTTTACAAATCAAGTGTATATATGGACACCGATAAACACGCATTTAGAATGAAAAACTGGCGACTGAAACCACGAGAGGAAGATATAGAAGAAGAGGCTGACTGACATAGTATAACTGTTCCCGAAATTTACGAAATCTAGAAATCCTTTTCAACAACTTTTCGCATAGGGGCTTTTACCATCTACCAACTACCGGCACTTGGTAGTTGGCATTTGGGGGGGGGCAAATACTTTACGAAAAACTTTTCTAGATTTCGTATTTTTATTATCGCAAGTTTATTGCAACAATTTGGGTGTTTATAAGAACCAGTCTTATAAATTCCTACTATCCGCTTCTATGTTCTATTTACCCAATCTTTTTTTTCTCTATATATTCTATAAATGTCAGCCGAAGATTTAGGAAAAGTAGTGGATGAAACGGATACAGAAGAGATTTCCCTGCCAGAAGCCATACAGAAGACTAAGAAGCCTCGTACGCAGAAACAGATTGAGGCTTTTGAAAAGGTTCGCAAAATTCGTGACGAGAAGAGGATGGAACGCAAGGAAGTGAAAGTGAAAGCCGAGACGGAATATAAACAGCAGAAAGAGGCCAAGATTGTGAAGAAGGCTTTGAGTATCAAAAAGAAACAGATATTAGCCGATGCAGATTTAGACGAGGTTTCCGAAACGGATGACATCCCCATTGAAGTCGTGAAGAAGATCATGAAGAAGTATCCCAAGAAAGTGGGGGGCGAAGCCCCCCCACGACAGCCCATCAGAAACCCGACCCCGCCTCCTCAGTTTGTTTTTATTTAAATTTTTAATCTATCCCTACTATATAAATGGATATATTAAACAAAATTCCAGTGCTTTCCGAACAAAATCCCGTCAAGAAAATAACCCTGGAGGATATTCAAATGATCCACTCCAGCCTCACTCTGGATAACCCGCTGACCTTTCAAATCTTTCTCTCCAAACGAATGGATTTAGAAGAAAGCGAAAGAAACATTTATTTTCAGATTATTGAGAGACTTAAAGCAAACGAGAAATTCCGCTATGAGACTGCGATGTCCTCTATGGTAGATGCAGGTACGAATTGGACACAGTCCCCCCCTTAATATAATCTCTCCTTATCTTAAATGAGTAGCGATTATATACAAGAAGATATACGCATTATCAATTTATATTCACAGTCAGCCACCCAATATCTCAACGGCACACTCAAGTCCAACGTGTGTTTTAATTTCAAAAACTTATTAGAAGACGAGCCTGATATAATCTATTCAACGCTGGGAGTGGTAAATGCTCAGATTCCCGTTTCATATTACACCATCAACGAGTTTAATAATGTGCTTCTTACGAATTTAGGAACAATCACAATCACAAGGGGCAACTACAATGCTACTACGTTAAGGACTGAACTGACTGCCCGTTTAGTAGCGAGAGGAATTACAGGTATGGTGGTGACCATAAACGCATCTACAGGTGTATTAATTTTTACAACTACAACGGTGTTCTCTTTCCTGCCAACAGGATCAACGGCATATGATATTTTAGGCTTTGTTGCAGGAACAACTTACACAAAGGTGGGAAACGTAATCACAGCTCCTCATCCCCTTAACCTGTTGGGAATTCAGCAATTACGCATCACCAGTAATGCTCTGGCTTGTTCTAATAGCGATTCAACCCAGATGGGTCAAACCAATCTAATTGGGCTTATCCAATCAACCGCCCCGCCTTTTGGCATGATCCTTTACGCAAATCAAACGAGTTATTCGGTTTTAAGAGCCAAGAATATTTCGCTTGTGGATATTCAGATTTTGGATGAGAACAATTTTTTCGTAGATTTCAACAATATAGATTGGACGATTTCCCTTCAATTAACGATTTATAGAAGGGTGGCTCTACCCAGCAATTCAAGGGATTATTTAGTGCCTATTTTAGCGACTTTGACAACAATCCAAAACACTTTAGAAGTAGGGAACCAAGGTTCCCCCACCACCCCTCCTTTAGGGGGGAGCGAAGCGACCCCACCTGATGCCTCAACAGATGGGGGGCAAGGGGGGACGCAAGACCCCTCTGAAGAAGATTTCCTGAACAACGACAGCAATAGTTTAGACATAATGAGTTACAATAAACAACTTCCATCGTGATTTTATTTTCTTTGGATACATTATAATGTCCGTTCTTCCGTCCGAACTCAGATACGTCCCCACACTCCCTTCTCTCGGCGACAACGTCGTCAATACCTCCGTTGTGATCAGTCCAACGAACGGGTCTTCATTCCAAGAGCAGGGAATTATTCAATTTGACCTCCCTGCCCGCGCATTTTTGGATCCTAACTCCCTATATTTGCGATATAAGATGACCACCACATCTTCGGCAGGTGCCGAAATGAAAGGAACCTGCTGTTTTACCCCCTTTGTGAATCTCCAGACGGTCTTTGGAGCGAGTGTTGTGGAAAATACGCAAAATTGGGGTCAAATCCAAAACATGGTCACGCAACTTACGCACAGCTCATCGCAGAAAGCAGGTTTGGCTTTTGCTTACGGAATTGGTGATTACGCCGTAACTACGGCTGTAACACAGCTGGGAGCCAACATCAACGGCAGAGTTATGACCGCAAGTGAGACTGTGTCTTTTGCTTGTCCCTTGAGATGCATCTTGAGCGAATCGGAACGCCTTGTGCCTTTGTGCCTGATGTCAGGCGTCCGAATTCAGCTCACGATTGACTCCATAGCGAATATTTTCACAACGGCTGTGGTTCCGAGTGCTATGTCGCTAATAAATCTTGAACTTTGTTACGACTCCATAGATTTCGGGGTGGGCGTTGAGAATATGGTTCGCTCCATGGGCGATAGAATCTACGTGAAGAGTTCGTCTTATGCTTCATCTAACAACACTCTTGCGACAGCATCATCAGGGACAATTGATCTCCAATATAATTTACGTCTGAGTAGCGTGAAATCCTTGTTTGCCAACTTTGGTGGAACTTCTTCAGCCTCACTCAATAAGGTTTTTGACTCGTATGACATAACTCAAAATAACGGAGACTACAGCTACTCCGTGGGCGGTCTGCAATATCCGCCCCGCCCTATCTCAACCGTCAATAACAAAGCAGGAGCGATGATGGAATTGAAAATGGCTGTCGGGGGAATCCATGCCCGAGATACGAATAACTTCTCCATCAGCAACGGCGAATTCTCTTATGTAGGAAACAACACTACGACAGCGCGAATTCCAGCGAAGTTTTTCTTCGGAATAAATCTAGAGAAGCTTTCCACGGCGGGGGCACTTTTAACGGGACTAAGTACGCAGTCTGCTCCCATCGGTCTTCGCATCAACACCTCAACTGCGACTGCTCAGGCACATAACATCTCGCTCATAGCCTTATATGATGCCCTCCTTGAAATAGACACTGTCTCTCGGAACGCGACAGTAAAACAATAGACTTGCATCAGTAAATCCGTAGTCCAAACTACCAAGTTATAATATATATATATTAATATATATGTATCAGATAAACGATTATTCATTTAAACAGGCGAAAAAATTGGGGGTTGAAATAAAGCCATCAAAGAATAAGAATAAAAAAATAGATGTATTTAAGGGGGGAGAAAAGATCTCGTCTATTGGTGCAACTGGTTACGGGGATTATTCCACGTATGTGAAAACCAAAGGGAAAGCGTATGCAGACAAGAGGCGGGAACTATATAAGATAAGACATGCAAAGGACTTGGCAGTAAAAGGGAGTAACGGCTGGTTTAGTAATAAAATATTATGGTAGTATATAATATGAGCCACATAACCATTAAGATAAATAAAGCTCCCCCGCTCCCCACGTGCGACTTCCTGTGTGACGTTCCTCTGGCAGAGAAATTAAACGAATACGAACTGACTCGCTTTATGAATACCCACTCTACAAATTTATTTATAGGAAAACCGAAGTCGGGCAAGACGAGCCTCCTCTACAGTTTTTTCAAAAGTAAAAAGCTGTTCAAAAAAGTCTTCCACAATATTTACATCTTCCAGCCAAGCCGATCAAGGCAATCTATGAAAGATCAATTATTCAATACGCTCCCCGCAGACCAAATCTATGAGGAACTGGATTACGAAAACCTGAACGAAGTTATGCAAAAATGCAGAGCAA